TTTATAAGAAGTAGATTAAGAACTAAACCAGAAAATGGAATTGCAATGTCTTGGATTAAAAGAGAGTTAGAGGCAAAGAAAAGAATATGAGATTTAAGATTACTTAAAACTAGAGGCAGTCATAGATATACCTAGAAAAGGATATGCACCAAGTGTATTTGATAATGCTAATACAGATAGTCCTAAAATTAAAAGTAAGATTATCGGTCAGATAATGAAACAGTTTACAGATTTTAAAAAAGAATATCCTATATTAGATTATTCTTTGATAGGTTCTATCTTAACTAAAAGATATAGAGATGACGCTGACCTAGACATTAATGTTTTGTTTGATATACCTAAAGAGAAACAAGAAGAAGAAAGATTAAGATTATCTAAACAATTCTTATCAACTAAAAACGCTGATAACATACAAGGTAAATTAATACCAGGTACAAACCACCCTATTAACTATTACTTTATAACAGATAAGGCAACCTATGACGATCAGAATAAAAAGGCAGACGCAGTATTTGATATAGGTAAAAACAAATTTATTAAACGACCTGAAGATTTTACATTTGATCCTGGTCTATATGTTTCTGACTTTAATAAAAAAGTACAAGAGATAGATGTAATCAAAGGCGAATTAAAAAGAGATATAATAGATTACAAAGAACTAAAAGGTTTAAGTGCTAATGATGTTTTAGATTTACAAGAAAAGATCAAAGATAAATTAGAAGAAATAGAAGACGACATACAACTTATAATAAAAGTAGGTGATGACATAGACGCAGAAAGAAGAAAGGCGTTTGATACAGATATGTCACCTGAAGAAATAAGACAATACGGTATTAAGAATAGATTACCTAAGGCAGTTATCTATAAGATGTTAGAAAAATATCACTACATAACATTTTACAAATACTGTAAAAAAATATTAGATGATGGAGTAGTTACTGATAAAGAAATAGAAAATATGCCAGAGGCAGTTGCTACTAGAGAGATTGCATTTACATTTGGTAGATTTAATCCACCGACAGTAGGACACGAAAAACTTATTAAAAAAGTTGCTGCTGCTTCAAGTGTATTTAAAATATTTTTAAGTAGAAGTGAAGACAGTAAAAAGAATCCATTATCTCCTAGACAAAAATTAGATCATATGAAAAAAATGTTTCCTAGATATGCTAGAAACTTTGAAATTAATTCAACAAATATGATTTTAGATATAGGATCATACCTATTCAAAAAAGGTTATACTGCTATTAAGATGGTAGTAGGTAGTGATAGAGTAAGAGAATTTGAAACTATACTTAAAAAATATAATGGAGAAAGAAATAGACACGGTTTCTATGACTTTGAAACAATCAAAGTTATATCAGCAGGAGAAAGAGATCCAGACGCAGAAGGTGTATCAGGAATGTCGGCAAGTAAGATGAGGGATGCCGCTAGTAAAGATGATTACAATACATTTAAAAAAGGTGTACCTACAGGATACAGAAACGCAGATGATTTATTTAAAGATGTAAGAAAAGGAATGCGATTAGCAGATAACTATTCTTACGAAACAAATTACAGACCAATAAAATCTCTACAAGAATTTGAACAAAATCAAATTAGAGATTTATACATTAGAGAAATGATCTACAATATAGGAGATCAAGTTAATTATATCAAAGAAGATATTAATGGTAAAGTGATTAGAAAAGGTACAAATTATATTGTACTAGAAGATAACAACAATAATTTACACAAAGCTTGGATATGGGATTGTTTACCTAATCCAGCAGATAGAGAGGCACAAGTGCGAGAACACAATTTAGATGTAGATTACGGCTTTACAGCTGTTTCTACTAAAGAAGATATGGATAGGTTGCCACAAGACAAAGATGTTAAGAAAAAAGATGGCACACAACCTAAAAAGTATTACAAAGATATGTCAAAAGACACAAAGAGTAAAAGAGCAGATCATTTTAAGAAGACAGATACTACTAAAAATGATAACGATCCAGCGCCAGGAGATAAAGACGCAAAGACAAAACCTAGTACACATACAAAGAAATTCAAACAAATGTATGGTGAAACTAAAAAAGAATCATATGATATAGGACACGACTATGCTAAACACGCTGTATCAGTTACGCCAGGACAAGACGGATACGACCCTAATTATCAAGGTGGTGCATATAAACCTGCCGTTGACGGTACTTCAGGTGAAAAAGTAGTACAAAGACCAATAAGTGATGATATTTCTGTAAAAGATATCAACGATTGGGCAACTACAAGTGAAACAATAGATAAATATAAGGAAAGATACAAAGAAGAATGGCAAAGAAAATTGTCTGAGGTTGTATCTAAAATGATAAGGAATATATAATGTTAAGTTTTGCAGATTACAAAGATAGAATATCAAAGTCGGTACACTATCATATTGAAAACAATATACCTTTTGCTGAGAACATTTATCGTGTTCATAGTGAAGAATTTTATAAGTTGTTTAATGAGGCAAGATCATTGTATAGTGAAGGACTATTAACTGAATTGAACGATTGGGATAAACAGTTATTAGAAACAGACATTGGTGAGTTTGGTTTATACGAAAATCAAAAAGTACCTTTAGACTGCCCTATACAAGAAGAAGACGAAAAAGATCCGCCTTTAAACAAACCTAAAAAAGGTGGACCTAAAAAGTTTTATGTCTTTGTAAAAGACGGTGATAAGATTAAGAAAGTTAGTTGGGGAGATACGACAGGACTAAAAGTCAAGTTGAATGATCCTGAGGCTAGAAAAAACTTTGCTGCTCGGCACAATTGTGCTAGTAAAAAAGATAAAACAACACCTGGATATTGGGCGTGTAATTTGCCTAGATATGCAAAGAGTTTAGGACTACAAGGTGGTGGAAATTTTTATTGGTAATGAACTCACTTGATAATTATTATAAACCTTTTGAAGATTTTGAAAATAGTATTTACAAAAAAGTATTTACTAGAGTTATTAAAGAAGATGTGAAACAAGATCAACTTATATGGCACATAGATAAAAAAGACCGTGATATAAAAGTTGTTTGGGGTACAGGATGGAAATTACAAAATGATAATGAGTTGCCTTTTGAAATTAAAATAGGGCAAACATATCATATTAACAAAGAATCGTTTCATAGATTACTTAAAGGTGATTCGGAACTAAAACTAGAGATAAAAGAATATGAGTAGAACACTAAAAGAAGTAAGAGAAAATTTATTAGAGGCTGCCGAAGCTACTAAAACTAATTTACAGTACATTAGAGCAAAGACAGCTAAGAACGATCACTTTGAAACTAGAAGATATATCGCTGCTGAAATTTTAAGAGATAAAAAATTAGCAGACGCATACAAAGGTTTAGAAATGGTACACGATAACTACGCTAGAGTTATTGGTAATGACGCTATTACAATCAGACAAAGATTAGAAAAAATGATGATGGCAGATTTAAAAAGAAAAATTAAAAATTGGGACGAAGTTTATTCGGCACTATAAGGGAGAACAATGACACATATTAGAACATTAATGGATCAAATGATACAGATAGACGAAGGCAGAATGAAAGATATTTTTACTGCTGACCAAGAAGGTCAATCTGCTAAAGAAATTGCTAAGGCATTAAAACTACCACTAGGTACAGTTAAGAAAATCTTAGGTGAAGAAGAAGAATTAAAAGAATTTACAGCAAGTCAATTAGATATACTATCAAAACAATATGCTGGTATGTCTGGTAAAACAATTTCAATAGATCAGGCAAACAAGTTAAGAAAGATATTCAAACAAATACCTGATAGTGCTATGAGTGCTTTAAGAAAGAAAAAGATACCTTTCTTATCAGGTCTTGCATTATCTCGTATGGTACAAAAAGGTATGCCTGTAAAAGAAGATAAAGAAGAACCTGAATTAGAACCTGGAAAAGGTGCTAAGGTTGGTCCTGCAGGTAAGATTGCTCTTGCAAAAGAAAAAGATACAGACGCTTTAGAAGCACAATTAGTTACTGCTAAAGGTCAGATAGAACTTCTTAAAACTAAATTAGAAAACGAAAAGAACAAGGCAGTTAAACCAGAACCTAATAAAGAAACAGGCGAAGTACCTTTAACAGTAGGCGTTGCACACAAATATTTAAAAGACAAACAAGAAAAAGAAAAAGAAGAAGTTAAAAAAGAAGAAACAATTATAGAGTTTAAAAAAATGACAGTATCTTTTAAAACACACGATATGATGTCTAAGGCTTCAACAGATTTAGCAAAACAAGGTTTCACTATCTCTGGTAATCAAAAGGCATTAAAAGTAGATGGCAAAGGTGCAGACCTTAACAAGTACGCTACAGATTTAAAAAATAATTACGGCGCAACAGTTGTAGCAGAGGCACAAACGGCATTTACTTCACAACAAATTAAACAGGCATATGGAATTGCAAACGATCCTAGATACAAAGGTGGTGACTATTCTGGTGCTGTTAAGGCAATTGAAAAACTTGCAAAAGGATTATCAACACATCCAGATGTAATGAAAGTATTAAAAAAAACTAACGAAGATGTACACGCAGGTGCTAAATTAGTTTACGAACAAATCAAAGGTCTTAAAAACAAAGCAGAAAAAACAGGTATGCCATATGGTGTACT